ACTCCAATGCACCTGCATGGTGGTTGTGCCAGCCCCCGTCGTCCCGGCCATCATGGTGACATTGTAAAGCGCCGGCAACCCGTAACGGGCGTCGGTGGCGTCGTTGACGAATGAGTGAATATCGGCGTTGATCTCAGCGAATGGCCGCAGATATAGCACATCAGCGGCGCTATTCAGTCGTTCCACCGGAGCCGACAATGGCGCATCACCGGCCACACCGATAAGCAATGCACCGTAGCGGCCAACGCCGGTAATCTTGTCCACCCGTTCGCAATAGTGGGCCAGGCGTAGGCGTTCTGATAGCGCCGCAAACTCTACCGAGAACGGCGAATCGTCAACCACGTCATCTTCGCTGCCGTCAATGATGGTGACACCATCGCCCCAAGTTTCCTCCGCCGGGAAGTCGATAATGCGGGCTGCAATGTCTTCCCGCATGTACTTGGCGAGAAAGTGTTCAAAGAGTAAATCCTTGGGGTAGCCTAGCTTTTCGTAGTAATCCCGATCCCCTTCAAATTGTTTGCCAAGATAACCGGCGGCCATGCTGTTATCGAGCATGGAGCGCTGTGCGCGGATACTGCGCACGTTGTTGGTTAGCGGCGCTGTCGGTTGGCGGTGCTTGTAGCGGTTATTGCGTCTGCTCATTTGTTCTTCCTGGTTCCCCATGTGCCGGCGGTAAACATGTTATTTGCCTGCCACAGCATCAACGCCCTGGCAATCACCGTATCATCATGCGCCCCGTCCGGCGCGCTGTAACTACTTCTGCCGGTTGTCGATGACACCGTGCGCTCAAATGCCTCTAGCTCCATTGTCCACACACTATCCTGCTGGAACTGCCATTCCGCCCGCTCGAACGCCAGCGCCATATTTTCGATGAGTGGCGGCTTGGTTGACGCGGTAGTGGTAAAGCCATGCACCGGCAATCCGTCGCGCTGTAGCATCTCGAAGTTGGGTTGCCCGATACTATTCAACTCGCAAAGGATAGCCGCCGGTTTCCACTTCTCATGAATCGCTTTCAGCCGGTCACGCTGAAAAACGTAATCAATCTGATTGAACCGGTCTTTGGCGACTTCACATTTACAGTCACGGCAACCGATAGAGATACAGGTAAAGTCATTCTGCTTGCCCCAATCAATGCCGGCGATCAACGTGTGCCCCTGGTGCGCTTCCGGTGTTGCGGCTGGCGCATTCATGCAGGCTTTGATATTGCGGAAGACAGCGCCGCCATCGACAAAATCGGCCAGCCATTCTTGCCTATATGTGTCTTCCGGCACTCTATCTTTTACCAGTTGAAACGCCCGTTTGATATTTGGATTCGGGTTGGCGCTGGTTGGCGCACGCCATGACGCAATCTCATCATTGCCATCTACGCCCCGCATCCACTCACTGTGAAACCAGTTTTTACCCTTTGGTGTGCTAATTAGGATGGCATCGCCACCATAGTCCGCAAGCGTCGGCATGATGGCATCTGACCAGGCCGTTTCAGGAATGCGCGCCGCCTCATCAACCACTACTAGGTGAAACGCTTCCCCGCGCACGCTGTCAATATTGTCACCGCTAAAAATGCCAAGAAATCCGCCTCTCCTGGTTTCTATCGTGCGGTCGGATCTACTGACACCCATGCGCCCTGCCTTCACATCAGCCGCCGTTGCCATGAGTAGCCACCGCCACATCGGGCGCGTATTTTTATACGTTGGGGCAATCCATGCCACCCGTCCATGTTGCGCCAGGGCATTGCCGCAGACCGTGCCGCCTAGCACGGTCTTGCCCCACCGCCGCCCCATTGACAGCACTTTGGTTTTGGCGGGGTGACGGGCGATAGCAAGCTGATCACTTCTCAGTTTCGGAAGATCCATCTAGCCCTGCCCGATAATCAACAAACTTGACTTGGATTGCATCACCCTTTTCTTTGCCGCTCAGTATCGTCTCCTGTGGCACCTTGCCGTAGCACACTTCCATAAACATAATCTGCAATCGCGGATCTTTCGACGTTGCCCACTTGCGCAGAATCGCCTCGGTGATGGTCGCCGTCTTGCCGTTGATGGTGATAGCTTGCCCGTCCGGTTGGCGCGCTTCTTCGTGCGCTATGTCCTGAGCCAGCGTGCGCAGCGCGGTAAAGTCCTTGGGGCGACCTTTATTGTTACGTTTGTTGGCGCGTTTGCCGCCAAATTGCGTATCCTTTGGCGGCTTGCCATAACCTACTCTGCTACTCATTTCCCTGCAAATTCCCTGTAAGCCTGTCTAACTTCCGACAATTGCAGCCTGTTGACTCCGATTGCGCCTCAGTCACTTCCTGCGAGCGCCCAGAAGTAACGCCAACCACCTCGGCAATGTCGCGCTGCGTGCGGCCTTGCAGGTATAAGCGCGTGATCTGGACTAAATCTTCCTCGCGCTGGAATGGTGTTCGTTTTCGTGCTGCCATAGTTGCTGTTGTCGCTGCCTACTCGCCTTATGCTGCCACGTTCCAAAACAATGATCCCGGCGACGCGCGGTGCCGAATGAACTGACACGCCTTCGCATCGTAATTCGTGCAAGATGGAAAGGGTGGCCGCATCTTGGCATCCTGCTCAAATTTTTCAGGAGCAGTTAGCACGGTAGCACACCCAGCGTCAGGTGCCGCCCCTATGCGCACAGCGTAGAATCGCGCCGCCGGCCAAGCCATTTGTAGCGCCCTGGTCAGCACCCCAGAACCCGCCACTGTCCAAACCTCTGATGGTTTTATATCCAAAGAGATAGCCACCGTCGCGAGCGCCTCCAGGAACTCCGGAAAATCAAGCCCGAATGGTATCAATTGCGAACCGGTCGCCTCAGCGTATGCGCGCGCTTTTGATTGGACATTTGACAAATACCCGTGCGGAACCTGCACAATTTTCGCCCCGGCCCGCTTTGCCTCTTGCGTTCGTGCGTGCAATTCGCCGCGCTTGGCACAGAAGATCGTCGCCTTCTTCCCCGCTGCCTTGCAGCAATGAGAAAGCGCAATTTGTGCATAGCCATAAACGGGTGAAGCGTAGACGAACTCATCCGCTCCGGTCAAAAATCGCGGAAGAACCCGCGCCTTAGTTCCTCCCAGATGAACATCGTCCCGCACCACGAATATCCCATCATGCTCGACAATTGCCGGGAGTGCCATTAGGACACCTCCCCAAACATTTCCGCCGGGTCAATGACTTGCACCGGCCCGCACGCCTGCGTTGCTCGTTTGCCGTCGCCTTTGATGAACACAAGCACGTTTTGATGAGTCTTGCCCAACTTACGCCCACTATCAAACTGCTTGCCTACTCGGATCGGCAGGCTACCAACAGCGGTAACAAGAATAGCTTCGTTATAGAGCATTGCCCCGGCATCCTGAAACGCCGCAATCGTATCGCTTACAAAATTGCGATAGATGCCTTTCTTGTCGCGCACGTCGCCAACCACAAAACAAGCGAACCGGTCATCGTGCAGCCGATCAACACTCTGTGCGACAATGCTGCGATATACCGCAATAAAATCGGGGTAATCCATCGTACTAATGTCTTGCGGGTTGTCGCTGTACACCTCAAGATCGGCATAGGGTGGACAACTGAATACAAAATCAAACTGTCCCGCCGGTAGGTCGGTGGCGCTATCGCCCACAATCCACGTCGGTTGATTATCCGGCACAATAGCCGCCCCCTGCACAACATTCGCCGCTATCTGCTCGGCCCGCAGATCAACGCCGGTATACTTGCGCCCTAGGTAAGCGGCCACAATCCCCCGCACACTACCGCCTGCAAACGGGTCTAGGATTGCCCCATCGGGCGGGCTGAACCATGTATAGGCCAGCTCGCAAAGGACGGGATCGAAGATGGATGTGCCGGTAGTACTCTGGTCGCTCCCGCTGTCTTCGGCAGAGCCGAAGACAGCGTTTATGCTACTGTTAGCCATTTGGCCTTTTGATTGACGGCTATCGCCGTCAATCAAAAGGCCGCCTCCTCCATCTTGCGCCCCCTCAGGAAGTGACACCGCTTTCTTTTTACTCATTCCCCCCCACTCTATGCTCGCCGCGCATCAAATCCTGACCAAATGTGCGGGCGTAGTTCGTCTTTGCCATAAATCTCCCTAGCCAAGTGGCTAGTATTTTGTCAAATATATAATGAATTCTACAAAAACGCTTGACTTTCTATATAGAGTAGTGTATAATTCTA